TGATACCTCTTCTTCTAATTCTGCATATTGTAAACCTCCTTGATAATCAGGTGTGCTATAATAGTACATACCACTTTTATAAGGCTTAATGTATAATATCTCAATTGGTTTTGGTGTTTCAGATAGTCCAAAAGAAGGTATTCTTTGAGGTTTATCACTTGGTTTTATATTTATCCAATCGGGATGGTAATAATACGCTTGTACTTCTTTATCGTTTTTACTTAACTTCTCTGCTCTTAATGTTTCAATTGGTAAATGTTCTACTTTAGCAATCTTCTTTTTATCCTTTGAATAAATAACTTGCATTGCACATTGCCCCGTTAATTTTAAATCATAAGCCAAACGTCTAACAACTTCTTTTTTGAATAAAGATATCATTGATGCATATTCTTGAGGCTTTTTAGCACTATTTGTAGCATCTAAACCTCTTCCAAATATCATTTGACTAATGCCATTAATAACTGCTCCATTTGTTGCAGAGCCATTATATCTGTCTATTAAATATTGGAAATAATTGTTATCTTCTCCAAACTCTACCCAATCATTGTGTTTTGATTCCACAATTTCAGGTGAAGTGTATGTAGATAAATTAACGAAACTTATTTTAGAATCGTTTGTATTTTTTTTACGTTTACTCATAATATTATAAAGTCATTATTGCCACTCTTCTGAATATACTCATCTTTGTTTACTGAATAGTATTCGTTTTTCATTTGATTAGTTGATTGGCTTGTACAAAATATCTTATCTCTATAAATAATATCTAAATCAGATGTATTTATTAATTCTTCTGCATCTAAAAAGTTAAATAAACAAGTGTTGTTTTCAAATGTTCCGCTACTTGCAATAACTCTATCTTTAAAAGCACCATAGTCTCCTTTTATTTCATATATCTTTAAATCGTAAAAATGACCTTCTTTTAAAGTGAAAATGTTTGTTATTTCTAAATAACCTTTATGTATAACAGAACTTGGTAATATTAAATACACCTCATCATTTGTACTATCATCTCTTAAACGCATTGTTATAGATGTAGTATAAACACGTGGTATAATCTTTATTGTTTGTTCGTCTGTTGTAGGATAAAGATGTTTCATAAATATATTACAAAATAAAAGCTAATATTTAATTTAGAATATAAAAAAAAGGGACAACTAATTAAAGCCATCCCCTCTTTTATTAACGAATTAAATTAAAAATAGAACTATGCGTTAGGGTCTATTTGTGTTGGGTCTTCGTTAGCAGTTATAATTGTATCTACTACAAATGGTGCAGGTGCTTTTTCTTGCCCTTCCATTGTTAAAGTAAATCCACTTAAATCTCCCATTGCTGCTCCCGTTACAATAGTGCCTCCCGTTACTTCTGCTCCGTTTTCTAAACCGATTAATAAGAAATTTCCATTGTAATCTTCTACAATTACGTGTGGATTTTGAGCAGCTAATAATTTTATTTGCTCTTGAGTTTCCTTATCTAAAACAGGTAACGTTAAGTTTAAAGTTTGTGAATAAAAAGTAGTCCCGTTTTCTCTTGAACTATTTATCGTTGTTTCAAAAGAAGAGTTACCTTTAATATCATATTTATATAATGTAGGTGTGCCCGATATTGCAGTTACTTCTCCCGCCGTTAATGTTACGTCTCCTAACGTGCCATAAGATGCGAAATAAACTGCTTTTAAGCCACCAACAGAAGATTTACAAGGTAATGCTCTTCCTGTGCTAATTAGTGTACAAGCCATTTTATTTATTTTTTAGTTATTAAAAAAGGGTAAGTAGATAATAAACCTACCTACCCTTATTATGATTATTATTAATTATTATTAGTTAGATGCGTTAACGATTCCGTATGTCACGATATCTTCTACTACCGCGTACATAACCGATGCTGTATATCTCATAACGAAACGTACATTTTTAGAACCATCAATATCAGCCATATCTAAAACTTTCACTTCATTATGGTCTGCTAATAAACCTGTACCAAAGAATAAGTTAGATTTTAAAGTAGCAATCATTGTGTTATCAGCTAAACCGTTAGCACATACTACTTTTACTCCGTCAAACCATTGGATATCGATATCTTGGTTATTACCTTGAGCCATATATCCGTTAGCACCTTCTCCGTTTGCTTGGAAACCACCTAAAGAACGCTTATATGCCCTCCATACATTTTGAGATACATAGATGTATAAATCTTCGTTACCATATAATGCACTTGGAATAGCATCTACAACTTTTCCTAACTCATCAATTACGTTAGCAGCAGTTACACTTGCTCCTGCAACTTCTTGCGCAGCAGGTAAATCAGCATCAGTAGCTAATAATGTAGCGAAACCATCAAAAGAACCTGCACCCGCAGAACCACTCCAAATATCTTGTTCAGTCTTTTCTGCTACTTTAGCAGCGATATGACCTATAAAATAATCAGAAAAGTTTTTTGGTAAGTTATCGTGAGCAGAATATCCCATAGAAATAGCCTCCCAATCTGATTGGAATGGAGTTTTACATAACTCTAAATTTACTTGTAATTCTTTAGGCTCTAAAATTTTCTCTGTTAAGTCTAAAGTTGAAGTATCTGCGAAATCACAAGATGCGTTTGCTACGATACCATCTAATGAAACTCTTTTTAATACCTCTTTGTACTTTACATTTGGTTTTACTTCAATTAAACCATTTGCAATAGTGTTTCCACTTAATAAAGCTGCTGATACATATTTACCCGCAAATTCACCTGCATAAGTAGAAGTGATGTTTGTTGTTGTTGCCATAATTATTTATTTAATGTTTTAAAAATATTATTTAATGTATTATTTTTTCTTTTTTGTGAGTAAAGAAATAACTCTTTCTTTTCTACTGATGCTTCGGGTGTATGTGTAATACCTTCAACCTCATCAGATGCTAATTCTACAGAAACTTCCTCAACTTCTTTAACCTCTACTTTAGCAAGTTTTAATTCGTTGATTTCTTTTCTTAATTCTTCAATTGCTGAAAAGAATTGCTCTTCTGTAATAGACTTAACTACTTTTTTAGGAGAAGCAACTTCTTCTGACATTTCTTCTTCAACAACCTCTTCAGATACCTCTTCTTCTTTTGGCTCTTCTTCTGTTGATGCTTCTTTAATGTCTGCAATAACACCTTCTTCTTCGATAACGATTACTTTTCCTTCTGCTTCATATTCTCCAATAGGAACTGCAATTCTTTCTTCGTCTGCAATAACAAAGATTTCTGCACCTACCTCAAATGATTCAGCTTCAAAAATAGCACCATTATCCAATTTCATTTGTTCTAACTTTACCTCTATTCCAAGTAAAGTGCGAACTTTGTTTAATGTTTCTTTTGTGTTCATAATTATATTACAATTTAGATTAATTATTTTGTATTTTCATAACAAATTAGTCTTTAGGAGGTAAAATAAACTCAATTAACTTATCTGTTTGAAATTGTCTTTTAAAATCGTCATAGTCTGCACCTTGTGGGAAAAACAAAGAATCTTCTATAACTCCACCAACAGGTACATTCATTGTTGGTAAATCTAAAATATATTCTCCAAACATATTTATATCTCCTTTGTTTGTTTGAAAATCAACTGCTAAATTCTGTGCTAAAAAAGTGATTGTAATATCAAATATACTTGCACCCTCATCTCTGAATTGTAAAGCAGTTATACCCGTTCTTAATGTTAGTTGTGTAGGGATTGTTATATTAAACGTTCCCGTTGGAGATTCATTAAATGCTCCGTTTTGTAATGTTATTCTTGCCATTATTGATTATTATTAGTTTTATTTATATTACCTATTCCTTGTTTCCAATATTCGGGTGCTTTACATTTCTTTTTATCACACCCACTTATTGTATATGTATTTTTACATTTGCAATACTTTGCTCTACTCATTATCTACGCTATTTAAAAAATCTATTAATTCTTTTAATATTCTTTCATCATCTGATAACTCTTCTTCTATTTCTTCTTTTGGTCTTTCTAATTTATCCGCAAAGTAACCCTCAATACTAAACCCTTTTACTTTACCCGTTTTTACATAGTCATTCCAAATTTCATCGTTATTCACTTTTACACTACCCATCCAAGTTCCAATAGGCACATCTAAACCATATAATGCAGTCTTATCTTTATTCTTATCTTCTACTATCCAAGACTCAACTAAAGTTAAACCCTCTAATTGTTTATCGTGTTCTAAAGTAGATTGCGATTGATTACCATTCTGTAAATACATTTGAGAGGCTTTTAAGACCGTTTCTTCTGAAAAGAATATATAATATTCATCTTCTCCATTACGTCTGTATATAGGCTTCTTTGGTATTAATAAAGCACCCATTAACAATCTCTTTTCTTTGTTGATTTCAGCAAGTTTTATTTCTTGGTTATTTAACGCTATAAAGTCAGATTCAATTGCGGGGTTTTCCACAACAGAAATAGCCTCAACACCTATCGCTTCATCGTCATCTAATATAAGTTCGATTATCTTCATAATTATATTACAATTTATTAGTTTTATTTTACATTTTTATATTGATGCACCTTCAACAATATTCCTTTCCATACTTTGAGCAGAGGTTACATCGTTTGCTACCACGTATGCTTTTATAGGCTCTTTTTCTTGACCTCCTATTGCTTCAGCTAATTGATTTGTACCACTTGAGCCAACTACGTTAAATGAAGGAACTGCTGATGCTATTGTTGGAGAACTACCTACACCCACACTTGCACCACCACCTCCACTTGGTGTTTTAACAGACGCTATATTTTTAACCGTTGCAAAACCTTGCGATGCTACAATTGCTGTTGTTGCTAAACGTTGTACTAAACCTGCACCAACTAAACCACTTTCAGCTTTTTCTGCCCACACATTCGATATACCTTGATATGTGTTTATCAATGCTTGTGCTAATGCAAATGCTTTTCCCGCCTTACTATTTTCGCCTAACACTTGACTAATTGCTCCAAACGTACTTGATGCTAAAGCGATTTTTTGTTGTTTTAATTGCTTTTCTCTATCAATATCTTTTTTAGAATTATCGTCTTTTAATTTATTTATAGCATTTTCTTTTGCTCTTTCTAAACCTTCTGTTGCTAAACCTTTTGCCTTTGCAAGTTCTATTAACTTATCATAATGTAAAGCAGTATTTTCTAATTCTAATATTCTACGTTCTTCTTCAGTAACTGCTTCTGCATCTCTTATCTGACTTTTTAAATCATTTAATTCTTGAATCTTTGCTTTTTCTTTTTCTTTATCAGCTAAATCAAATTCTGCTTGTTGGTTATCAATTGCAGTCTTTTGTGCTTTACGTAATTCTAAAACCTTTTCAGATTCTTTACCGTAATATTCTTCAGCAAGTTTTATTTGCTCATCATAATCGGTTTTAATTAATCTTAACTTTTCTTTTCTTTCTTCTTCCTCTGTATCAATTAAACCTTTTCTTATACGTTCTAAATCACTTGCTTTTTTATCTTCTATT